AAAAAAACAATAAGTTGATTTTGCAATGCTTGGGCAGAAATGATTTGATCTCCAGTAGCAGCATCAGCATAATCTCCTCCACCAGCTGTTAAATCATTCCAGTTACTTGGAGATTGTTTTGCGCACCATCTTGCTCTTTGTGGAAATTCGTTAGTTGCTAAACCATCATTTTCAAAAGTAGATAAAGCAATAATACGACCTCCAAGAGTAAATAGCATTTTACAACCATATAAAGTATTTCCTCCTCCTGTACTTGGATTAAAAGACACGGTATTAGTACTAGAGTCAGCACTATAATAACGAATACCATTTAATGAATTCGGATCAGTAAGACCATTCCAAGCTTTACCATTTGTAAAATATAATCTATTTATTAAATTAGAACTTTGCCAATTTACAGCATGTACATAATCATATTGTAAAGAATTAAAAATATCTCCAGCAGCATCTAAAAGTACAAATGTTTCAGTTGTTGTATCGTATCTATATGCATTTAATGTATCAAAGCATATTAGTTCTTTAAATCCATCAGATTCAATGTATCTAGCTATGCCCATTACTCTTGTGCCATTTGATAATGTACCAAAAAGTCTATATCCACTTCTTTTTTCTAAATAACCATGTTTAATATGCACATTTTCCGCATCTCTAAAAGAGTCAGGGGGAGCAAGCCAAGGTTCTGTATCAGTATCTAATCCAGTTTTAAAAGGAGCAATTAGAATATTTTGGATTTGTTGTGACATTTTAATATCCTAGCGCTAGATATTTATATATTCTAGAATTTGGTCCGTATCTTCTAGCTGTAAATCCTGTTGTAGTATATGCAGTTGCATAAGCTTGAGAATCTTCCACATTTGTAGAACTAAGTTGTGTTAAAAAAACTCCAATAGTATTTGTAGGAAAAGCACTAGCATAAGAATAAACTGTATTGTTATTTGATAAGGTTGCATTTCCCCATTTTAACATTAAACCTCCAGGAATAAAGCATTCTCCTACATCTGCAATAGTAGAATTTCCTCGAGTAAACTGTATAATTTGAGAAGATTCATTTATTCCAAAAAGTTCAGCATTACCTAAAGCATCTTCTTTAGAATACATTATAAAAGCATTTGTTATAGCTGCTGGATCATTAGTAGGGCCAGATACTGTACGGTTATTAAAATTTATAGCCTTTGGTAAAAATGTTGAATCTGCTTCTTGTATTGCTTGCCAATTAGGTCTAATAACAACTCCAAGATCACGTATTTTTGCTGTATCAGTTGGTTGAGTTATATCATATGCCATAATATCTCCTTAAGATTTCTAAAATTGTGGTGCCGCTCTTGTATTTAATAAATTTTGATTTGTTCTTTTTAGTACATAGGCAACTTGCTCTCTATATAAAGCAGAAACTTCTGCATACCCATCCATTTCTCCACTATCTGCTAATAAGTCTCGTGCTGTGCCGTATACAATACATCTTCCCCATTCATTTAAATATGGAGTGTCTGTAGCATTTTCTAAAGGTTCAACAACACTATATGCTTTCATCAAGATTTTATATGCCTGATCAGGTATTGGCCATAAGCTAAACTGATTATCATATAGTAAGATGTTAAGAGGTCTATTTGCTGCAAAAACAATATAGTTTAAGTTTATATTTGCTCCATTAATAGGTGCTGTATTAAAAGTTACAGATATAACACCTGTGGAATAATTTACAGTACAAGTTCCTCCTAATGAACCATTTATGGTAACATCGGAAGAAGTCCATGTAGTATTTGTATCTTCAAAAAGCTCTACACCATCGTATATAGTTACACTTGCAGGCTTAATAGGAAAACCACTTATAGTTGTAGTAAATGTTACTGTAGTGCCATCACCTGTCCATGGATTTAAAAATGTGTAATTTATCATATTATCAAACTTAAATCGCATTGGATCTTGATACCAAAAAAGAGCAAAATTATTACAAGTAGCTGGTGGTTCAAAGTTTGTATATGAAGTTTCCGGTAAAGGATAGTATTGTTGATTAGTAGAAGTTGTAAACTCATAAAACACATGTTTTTGCTCTAATTTTACTTCTGATGGAAAGATAAGCGTATAATATTGATTGATTCTTTTTTTAAGCTCAGCATTTGAAATATCTGCTGAAGAAAACCTACCAGTTACCTTTCGTATTGCTTGTTGAATGTCTGATAATGTCCATGTCGATGCCATATTTATCCTTTACTATAAACTTGTCTCATTTGAAAACGCGGTTGTCTACCAGTTTCTTTTAGTCTTATAATACCATCTACATCAGGTTTCATATCATAAATAGGTTTAGAAGCGTTTTCAATATGTCTAGCTAAAAATCTAGGCATTTTATATTTAGCACCATGCATAAGCATTAAGTTAACAGAGTTTTTTGTATTTCCATATGGAAAAGATACAGATAAATTTGGTGTTTCTATATTTTGAAAAATATATTCATTTATTTCTCTTAAAAATTTCTCTTCCTTTTCACTAGAAGGTTTTTCCCCTAAAATTGGTAAACTTTCTAATTTTTTTATATTGTCATTGTCATATCTTGCCATTTCATTCCTTTGTTGTTAAAGGGGGATTACTCCCCCCAATGTTTATACTACTGTTTTTTATACTACAGAGTTTGAACCCTCAAAAATTGCTACCATTGCAGAAGAGTTAGCTCCTACCATAGAAGTTCCAAGTGTTCCACCTTGAATAGCTTTGTTAACTGTTGGATATGGAGAACCTGAAGAATTTTCTACCTGTACTAAATATCCACCAGAAACCCATGCACTATATCCTGATGCTGTGCTTTCTGAGCAAGTTACTGCTGTTGCTGAAACTGACAGAACTGTATATTGTCCAATTAATGAAAGACCTGTTGCATCATCAGTAATAGCTACAGCATTAACAACATCTCCTACAGCAAATGAAAACTGATCTAAAAAAGAACATGTAAATACAGTATCAGCTGCTCTTGTAACTGCAGTAATTGGTGCTCCAAAAAGACCATCTTGTGAAAGTGGTGTAAACCCGTTGGATGTACTAACTGCTCCAGATGCAAGATTTATTGAATACCCATTAGGCATCCCATATGCCCACATAAAAGACGCACCAGCTGTAACATCGATTGTTTGTACTCTTGTAACTTCAAAACCTACAGATATGTTTTTTGCAACGGCTGTAGATGGATTTGTCCAAGAGACTGTTTTAAGTTGTGACATTTTATTTTCTCCTTTTTTTTATTAAACTTTATTTTTTGCATGTAATTTCATGTGACATTTATGACATAACCATATAACTTCAAGTGGTTTATCATAATTTGCATGATGGGCATGGATTCTGTAAGTGTCATAACATATTTCACAATTTAATTTACGCACAATTTCACCTCGTTTAACTGCTCTATAAATTGCACCATGTGCTCTAATTTTTTCTCTATTATTTTTTTTATAAGAATTATGTGATAAACTTGCATACTTTTTTCCTTTTTCTGTCTGTCTCCATTTTTGTTTTCTAATATAAATAGATTCACTATTAAGCAAATGATATTGTTTGTTGTGATCTTTCCTTTTTTTAACCCATTCAGGATCTTTAATACGACGAATTCTATCATGTAAAAGTCTGCAATGTTTACATATTGTATTGTATCCATCTTTTGCTGCTTTATCTTTATAAAATCCGTCATATTCTTTTTCCTGATTACACTTATTACATTTTTTCATAAAACTCCTAATTTTTATCTGTAGGATGGCATTATGAATAAAGTTTATTTTTTTTTACATTAATTTTGTTTGTAATACCCCTATTATGAGTGTGTTGCTTGTAAGTTTAGATAAAAATTATCATTAAGAATTCGTGCTACAAAAGGTAAAAGCCACCCCACTGTTCCTCTTTGATTTAATGGATCTGCTGATCCTGCTGAACCAAGTGGTTTTACATAAAATCTACCTGCTGCACTACCAAGATTTACAATTCCATAAGCTTCTTGTCCGCCGATAAAATTGTTATAAACTGGTACAGTAGCAGTTGTAACACTACCTGCTGATGTAATAAAAATCTTAATGTTACGTACTGATCCCCACTCTGCATCTTGAATATTTCTAACTTCAGATCCAGGATAGTTTGCTGTACTTACAAATGATGAAACATCTTCAAGATCATCTATTAGTGCAGTATCCATATAGCACCAGAAACTTGGACGAATTGGAGTTGTTCCAAATTGGTCTGTACCAATATAAGCTTTATTTACCATACGGCAATCGTTATTAAGTAGTGTTTGAACAGCAACGTCAAAGTCACTTGCAGTGATTTCTGTTGGAGTTTGACCGTTAACACCAAAAGCACATTGTACAGAACTTAATCCAGAAAGCAATACATCACGAGTTACTTGGTCTAAAGTCTGACCAAGATTTTGTGCTAAAAGTTCAGCAGCTTCGTTCATTGTACGATCTTCAACAGTAAGTTGAACTTGGTTAGTAATTGTAACAAAGTTTCCGTAAAAACTTACTTGTGCTTTAATATCTGTTACAGATAATGGAGCTCCTGGAGGAGTTATTCCATCAACGAGAGCGATCGGCACTGGATCTAATTTTGTGTATCTTCTAAATACCATTGTATCCCCTGATTTTTCAGGAAGATTTCTTCTTTGTGCATATTTTGTATGAATTAAATACGGAAATGCTGTCATCAGCAAGACTCTATCATAGTAGTCTCTTACTGCTGGAGGCAAAACCGATGTGTTTGTTATAGAACTTGACATGTATGTATCCTTTTTTTACATCCTATTTCTTTGCATCAACCGTACAAATTCATCATCGCTCATATCTTTGTATCTTTTAGCTTGGCTTACAGGGGTAGATGCACCTACACTAGAAAGTCCACTGCTTTGCTCAGAGTTTTTTAATATACGCTCAGCATCTGCATTTTTTTTCTGTGTATGTTGTGAATTTCTATATCCTTCTGAGTTTTTAGCTAAATAGTATGCAAGTTCATAATCTTGAGTTCTTTGTAGAGTTTCTCTAAGGCTAGGATTTGATTTAATAATTTCTGGTAAATATTTAGTTATTGTCTCTTGATAATCAGGATATTTTTGTGCTACTTGCAATTCATTAAGGGTAGTTTTAAATTGATTAGACATCTTTTCGCTAAGCTTTTTAAATTGCTTAACAGTTAAAATGTCATCGTCTTCTAAACCTTCTAATTCATCTTGCTCATGATGTTTAGAAATGTTTCTATCT